CCAAGGGAGGTACTTGAAATCTTGAAGTATAACCACCCTGATGTGTCTCAAGCGGTGTGGAACTTTAAGATCATCGGCAACTCAGGGTACCGGGTGAAAGTAACCCTACTGGATGGTGTTACTGAACACAAGTCAGGGCAGAAGCTGATCGAGGACTTCCTACGTAATCTTGAGTTTTACAACACGAACGGATACGAGAAGTCGAAGAGCATCAACAAGCTGACAGACGAAATGATTGACAACATCCTCATTCTCGGCGCGGCCTCGATGGAAATGGTAATGGACAGGAACTTTGAAAACGTTCTCTACTTTGCTCCTGTTGACCCTGACACTATCTCGTTTGAGATGGAGCAAGGGCGGCTTGTTCCCTACCAAACCACAAGCCGTAACGGAAAAGTAAAATTAGATATTCCCACGTTCTTCTATGAGGGACTTGACGAGTCGGTTACAGACCCATACGGAACGTCTCCATTCCTGTCGGTAATCCAGACTATCCTGTTCCACTTACAGGTGCTTGAAGACCTGAAGATGATTATCCACAACCAAGGGTACGGAAAGTACGACATCAAGATTGTTGAGGAAGTCCTACTGAAGCGAATGCCGGTCAACATTCGCAACAACGAGGTGAAGAAACAGGCGTGGTTGGACGAACAGCTTAAATCAATCATTGAAGCCTACTCCAAGCTAGACCCTGACGCCGCCTTTGTTCACTTCGACTCCGTTGAAGTAGGCATGGTGGATGCGGCCAAGGCTACTATCGACCCGCAGAAGATTATGGCTGTGATCGACGCTATGATGAACAATGCTCTGAAACAGTTCTCCACCCTCATGGGGCGGCGCAGTACAGGCCAGACCGAACAGTACGCAAAAATGGAAATCAAAATCTTCATGAAGTCTGTACAGCGAGTGCAACGTATGATTGAGTCCATGTTCTCTAGGGCACTGACGAAACTGCTCAACATCAACGGTATGCAAGGATACGTGTTCTTTAAGTTTAATGACACTGAAATCCGTACCGAACTGGAGAAAGTGAATTTCGAGCAGATTGCGATTCAAAACGCCCAACGTAAACGCGACAACGGATGGATTACGCAAGACGAGGCCGCCGAGGAGATCACTGGCCACAAAGCTGTTGGTGACCCTGATAAAGAGATGCTCGGCATCGTCAAGTCTGAGCCGAAAGGGGCGGCGGACGAACGTCAGCCAAATGACCCTCAGTCCTCTGATAGTACATCAAACACCTAGCAGGAGGTAAAGAAATGGAAGGAGCCTTATTTATCTTTAGAGATGGTACTAAGATTACTGGACATAGCCGACCTGATGATATTGTAGCCAAGTACAAGAGACTACAGGAAAAGGGTGCTCAGGTTCGGATTTCAGGCAAAGAAGTGCTGAAGATTGTGAATGATGGTGAGGTTATCTACTTCGCACCTGCATAAGCTGTGTACGCCCCTGTGTTAAAGGGGCGTTTTCATGTCCTTATAATAAGTCCAGATTGGCTTAGGGGGTGTACGAGATATGCCGCGTCCTACTCCGGCTCAACTGAGGAAAATCAATAAACTTTCCCAGACTGAGTTGAAGGAAGACCAAGTGTTCGTATTCCGTAGCCTATCTGCTGACACCCTTCCTGTTACGCGGTGGGGTTGGTTCGGAGAGTACAGCATCAACATGACCGAGAAGATGCTTCATAAGCTGAAGAAGGATTACCAAAAAGGCGTAGGTCTTTTGGCTTCCCATAACAGCTATCGTCTTCCGTTTGGTCGGACTTTCGATGCAGAAGTACTTGCAGATGAGGTTGACGGAGAAAGCGTTAAGACGCTGTATATCGACCATTACATCGTCACCCACGTCGAGGGTGAGAACGGAGAGCGCAGGGAACTGAATACTGAAATTGGGATGACTACGCGAGAGATCGCTGACCATATTTCGGTAGGACACACGTTCGACACTTCTATTGGGTTCTCGATTGATGAACCTATCTGTTCGATCTGTAAGAATAACATCCACGATTATGAGAAGTGCGAACACCTTCCCGGCCTGACTTACGATGTCGATGGCGAAATGGTTCGTTGTGACATTATTGCTGATAGTGGTGAAGGCATCGAGAACTCCTTGGTGTATGCCGGGGCGGTAAATCGAGCGACTATCCAACGAGCACAAAAGGGTTTTGAAGGTTCCGAACAGTTTTCTGCTAACGGTCTACAAGAACCCGTTAAATTTGGCGAAATGGAACTCTATAATGTAGACGACATTAAGAGTTTGCCGAAGGGTGCAAAGATTCTGTGTTTCCTGTCAAAAGGAAACCTGCAACTCTATACTAATACTCCTGAGCGCAGAAACTTCATGGAGTTCAAGAAAGGACGTGAAGAGATGGGCGCAAACGCACAAGCGCAACCGCAGACACAGGAGACCGATCTGGTAGCTATGTCTGTATCTGCCGAGGATATGGTGCTCAAGTCTGTGCATGAGGCTGAACTGGCTAAGAAAGAGGATGAACTGCAAGTAGCTCTGGGCCGCATCTCCGAACTGGAGGCGCAACTGAAAGCAGAGCAGGCACGGGTGGAGGAACTTTCCGTTAAAGCCGCTCTCGCTGACCAGTTCACTGAAAGCTTGATTGAGGATACTGTCAAGGCAGGCGTAGCCGCTCGCGGTAACGCATTCAACGCAGAGCGTTATGAAAAATATCTGCGCACTCTCAGCGTAGAGGAGATTAAAGAAGAACTGGCGGCCATGAAGAAAGAGTTCTCCGGTGCTATCCAAGAGGCGGCGGCTCAAGTAACAGAGTCCGAAGCTGAAACCGAACGCAACGAGGCTCCTCTTCAACAAATGAGCAAAGCCGAACTCCGTCAGGAAGCCGCTAAGATTGCTTTCCAACGCTACAAGCGTGAGGGCGGCAATCTTGAAGAACTGACGAAACAAGTACTGGCTGAACTTGAAGGTAAAGCGAAGTAATAAAGGAGGGTAAACACAATGGCAGGTAATGTAACAGGCTTTCAGCGCCCGTATACGTTCCGTGAAAACGCAACCTACAAGACTGTAGGTGTCAGCCAAGCTGTTACTTACGGTGACAACGCCCGTGAGGTTCAGGTTCCCGAATCCGACAACATGCCTCCGGTTGGGGTTGTTACCTATCAATACGAAGACCGCGACGGCGGTACTGTAGCAGTACAGCTTGACCGAATTGCTGAGATCGAGGCAGTTGAGAACATCTCCTTCGGTGAAGATGTTATCGTTGCCGCGGGCGGTAAAGCAAAACGTGCCGCAGGTCTCTCCGCAGGCACTACTGCTTATGTACTTGGCGAAGCACAAAACACCGTTGTAGCAGGGCAAATGGTACAGGTACTGATTCGCCCGAAAGTCTACACGGTGTAATAGAGGGGGTTCCAGTAGATGTCTACCTACGGTCAACACAATATTAAGAATACACACTACGACCAATATCTTACGAATATTTCGGTGTCTTACCAAGATAACCAACAATTTATCGGTGAGACTGTCATCCCGGTCGTAGAAGTGGACAAGCAATCCGATAAGTACATGGTATTCGATTACCAAGATCACATGATCGCTGATGACGACATCCGCCGCGCTCCGGGTACGGTGGCGTCCGAAATGCGGACCGGATGGTCGGATGATGCGTTCTACTGCGAAGGCTATGCGAAGCGTTACGCTTTGTATGATGAAGAAATCGCCAACGCAGACCAAGATCGCATCTTCAACCTGAAGGAAATGGCGGCTAAGCAGGTTAAAGCGAAACTGCTCCTGAACAAAGAGTTGAAGTCTGCTGAACTGCTGACGAACCCGAACAACTTCCACCCTGATCTGCGCATCTCCTTCGGTGGCGCGGGCGACCCTGCGAAGTGGTCCGACTTCGACAACAGTAACCCGATTCTTGACATCTTCAAGATTCGTGAGAAAGCTGAGCGTCTGGGTGCTATGGATTTCAACACGCTTGTCCTGTCCAAGCCTGTTTACAACATCCTGAAGATGCACCCGAAACTGAAATCCACCGTAGCAGGTTGGACTTCTCCTGAGTTCGTTTCCGACGAACTGATTAAACAACTGCTCGGCGTTGATCGCCTGATCGTTGCTAACGCACGTAAGGCTACCTCTGCACAACGCCGCGTAGGTGAGGGCGGCCTGACCAACTACATCTGGGGCAACAACGCTATCCTGATGTATCTGCCGAACTCTCCGGGCCGTGACATCCCGGCGGCGGCTTACACGTTCCAGTGGACCAACCCGCAAGCGAACGTGGTCGGTGCTCAGAAGACCCGTGAATACTACGACGAGGCTTCTAAGACGCTGTGGATTGAAACGGAAGAGTGGTTCGCTCAGAAAGTCGTATCCAAACTGGGTGCGGTTGTTCTGCCTGACGTAGTAGACCCGCTCGTACCGTAATAAAGCATAGCATGCAATAGGTGGGCTAGGGAGGTAAATCCCTCCCACCTTTTTTGCTATATCCATAGTACCTAAGAATGGAGGTAATGTCAATGGCACGTGGTAAGAAAGCTACAACTACCGAGGAAGTAAAAGTGGATGCTGTTGTTGAAGAAAATGCGGCGGAGCAAGTAAAGCAATCCAAGGAAGAGGTCAAAGAGACCAAAGAGAAGGCTTCCACTAAGAAAGAAGAGGTCAAAGTTGTACGTGAGACCGTCCATCAACTTGGCATCTTCACTGACTACATCTACAACGTAGTGAATAAAGGGGCTAAAGTAGTCGTTGAGAACCTTGGTTACGGTGACATCTACGTAGACACTGAAGGACTTGCAAAGGTAGGTCAGTCCAAACGACTGATGTTCAAAGAGTCCATCGAGTTTGAAGGTGTAGAGAAGGTTTATCTGGCATCCGCAAGTCAACCAGTAGCACAAATTCTGGAAATCAAGTAAGGTAGGTGGTCTTTATGGCCCTTATCATTGACCCTAGTACCGACACTATGTTTTATGATTCCGTTCGCAGGTTGCTCGGCGGGGTCGATGAGGACATTCTACCTAACGAGGACATTAGCGACCCTGCTATTCTCGATATGGCGGAACTGCGAGTCATCGACCTAGTTCCCGATTACACTAACCTGTCACCTACTGACTTTGCAAAGGTCAGACTTGCGACAATCTACATCGTAGCTTCCCTCCTGTGCCCTTCTATGGCTAACAGGGTTGACATAGAGGTTAAGACGATTGATGTCCATTGGAAGCGTAAGTCAATCAACTACGCTGAGTTGGCGCAGATGCTACTCGACAGGGCATTGGATTTACTGGATGATCTAGTCGAGCTTGGAGGAGACCCTAGGATTTTCGCGATTGCTCCTTCTAAAAGGGCGGTGAGGGCGCGTGAAAAAGGCAAAGGCCCGTATTATTAAGACACAGGGCACGGACGTGCAGGTAACACGGTACATGTCCGGTGTCCCTGTCACTTTTGAAACTAAGGCCCTCCTTGGGAGGATGAACAAGCAAGTAACCAACATGAAACAGTTGGAGAGCTTCAAGGAGGGCATATTCCTGCCTGACTCTGGTGTGGACGGCGGTGATTTCGTGTACAACTTAGCGCAGGGCGAGAACTATGTCGTGAGTGCCACCCACCTAGAGCCGTACAGAAACAGTACTATCTCTATTGTTGCCACGATGTTGAAATGTAATCACCTAATGACGGTAAAAAGCCTACAAAAAGTGGCAGACACGAGGGGCAACCTGAAGACGGAACTCGTCACCACTTACACAGGAATCCCTTGCTTTTTAGAGCAGGTAACAAATGAACTACGCCAGATCGACGCGGGCATCCACCCGGACACCGAGTACAGAATCTACACTTCTGCATTGGACATTAAGGAGACAGATCAAGTAACTATCCATATCCACGCCAAGGAAGAAGCATTCAAGGTAATCGCCCTTGATTTCGTCACTTTCCCTAAGATGTTGGTTATGGAAGTAAGCCGAGACGTAAGGAAGTGAGAACATGGGCAGGTTTATCGGCTTCGATGAAACTGGCTTTATCGCCGCCCTGAAAAGGGCGGTGAAAGGTGTATTGGACACCGTAAGCAAGAACGTATACAGGTCCATGCTTCACAACTTGTCTCAACTGAAGGTTCGTAGTGTAGATGCGGAGCACGTCTCTTCATTCCCACACGCGATACGTATGACTAATAAGGTTGCGGCCACTAAGTTCGTTACCCACTTCGGTATGTCGAACAACAGACCTAACCAGTCATTCCGCGCTCTGTACTACGAGTACGGTACAGGGTCAAACATGCGGCCTCCTAGCAACTGGTCTCCTTCTGACGAATGGAATAACTGGAACCCTGTTCGTCCGAAACAGAAAGGAGCACCGATCTACTATCGTGGCGGAAAATGGCAGGACTTGGGTGGAAACTGGCATAAAGGCGGGGTTAATCCGGGAGTGAAGAAGATCATCCCAAGGAAGAACCCTTACGGGCATCCAGTGCGAGCGCATTACTGGTTCAGAGGGGCGCTGAGAGAAGGGACAAGGAACCTCGATACGCTTGTTCTCCAAGCTGTTAAATCTGTGCCAGTTACTTCTTATATTAAGATACGAGATATACGAGCAAGGATGTGATGTGATGTCCCTCTTACGTATGTCAGACCTATACGCATACATCCACACCGTCCTGCGAGAGGATGGGGTAATTCGGAGTCTGATGGGCTTCACTCCATCCACAACTTTGGAGGAAATGGCTCAGAAGATTCAGAAGAAACGCAAGCCTACGAGCCTTGTATCAGAAAACCTCCCTATCATTTCGTTTTACGCTAATCCCGGTTTGCGAGGGGACAACCACCTAGAGTATATGGTAGCCTTCGACTTTGACATCTATGTACTAGATGGGGATGAGGAGACTGCCATCAACATAGCAGATCGGATTAACGAATTGTTCAACGAGCAGTACATCGGGTTGAAGTGCGTGAGTTCGCTTAAAAGCGAGTTTATGACAATGGGTGAGGTCGAAACCGACCAAGAAGACACCTATCAGTTTTTCACGCAAATTCTTTTCACTATTGCGATTGAGGGGTGAACCTGAATGGCACACGCCACCACCAAGAACAAAAAAATGATTATCAAAGGTGCGGGCAAGTTCATGGCTAAGATTCCCGGCTGTGACGAACTTATCACACTAGGAACCCTGAACTCCATGCGCCTTGACATCCAATTGGATATGCAGGACATCGAGGGCGGCGACTCTTCCGTACCTCTGGATACTCTACTGCGTAAGAAGACTATCGACATTACTGTCGAGGACGCCAAGTTTGACCTGAACATGGTTCGTCTAGTGCTTGGTTCCAAACTGCGCGAAGGTGTAACTGGTGCCACTTACAAAATTGTAACCGAGACTGCCGTACTGCCTGCCTCTGCACCGTTCACTGTAAGCCTGTCGCAGGAATCTATCGCTAGTCCGGCTCCGGTCGTTCGTTTGAACAACGCCGCAGGCGTAGAGTTGCCGTCTACGCACAGTGTAGCCAACAACGAGGTTACTGTTACTAGTGGTGTAACGGGCGGCGAGACCGTGTTTATCTCCTACGCAGTGGCGGCTGTGGCAGACAAAGACGGTTACGTATGGGTTCTGGAAGAGAAGCATACCGTTAAGAACGGTAAAATCACTCTTGGCTTCGGTAGCTCCTTGTTTGAGGAAGACGGTGACAAAACCCGTCACATCTCTATCCGCACGCTCAAGGATAACAAACCGCTGAAACGTATTACTGGCGGCTCCCCTGCCGAGCACGAGTATGTTGTTAACCCGAACACTGGCGAGATCACGTTCAACTCTCACATGGAGAATACTGACGTTTACGTCAACTACAAACGCACTGAAGTCGTTGACGTTCTGGACATTGCTACACGTGATTTCCCGCTTACGGTCAGCATTGTACATGACGGTCTGTTTGAGCAAAAAGACGGTTCTCTGCAAGGCTATCAAACCGAACTGTACGCTTGCCGCGTGAAGTCTAACTTCACTCTGGATGCGGCCCGTCAACAAGCGTCCACTCACAGTGTGACACTGACGGTTATCGACCCGGAGCGCCCGGACGGACGGCTTGGTACGATGAAGCGTTACGAAGTACCGAATCAAAACCTGTCCGACCTCTGCTAATGAGAGACTCCCTTCAGGGAGTCTTTTTACATTTCCTTGTTCAGATTGTACGCCAACTTCTTATCATGTTCTATGACGATGAGTCGTCTTGGGTGTAAGTCTCCTTCCCCCTGCTTACACCCATTTTTCTTAACCATTTAGGGGGAGGAAGTGAAAAGGGGGTTAAGTAAGAATGAGTGAAGATCGTAATATGGTCATTCCTAAGAATGGCGGCACTTCTGAGGAAAAGGATACTAAACAATCACAGGTTATGCAAGAGGAGCCTATCACGCAAGAGGAGTCCGAGTATATCGAGAAGGTGTTCTTTGAGGACGACGAGGAAATCCGACTGCGGGACGGGCGTACGTATCGCATCCCTCCGTTGGGGTTGAAGGATGCACGCAAGCTGATGAA